CAAAAGCGTTGGAAGGGTACACGTTAGTCTGCGACCATATCTGTTGAGTTACGTTTGTCGTGTACTCTGGAAAGTCCGATTGATTAAAACACAAATAGTCAACCATTCTTTGAGTGTAAAACATAGCCTGTTGACGTGCTTGGTCGCGGTAGTTTTGCAAATCAGTTTGTGAGATAGGTGTAGTATCTTCGCTTGTGCGAATTACTAAACTTCCGTTGTCCGTTTTAACGTACAAATGCGGCAATACTTCGTACATAGTCCACCACATTATCATGCGACGCAAGTAATTGTCAAGAAGGGTAGCGTATGCGCCTGTAATATCATCGTTCACAACATCTTCTTTGATGCGGTTGTAAAGGTCAGTTCCTAAATACAACTGTGCGTACTTGTCTTGCGACAAATATATTGCAGGATAAAGAAGCAAGGGATCAACCGAGCCGTTAATCCAAGTATATTTCTTGATGTAGTTTTCGTCAATGAGTAGAACTTCGGGTTGTAGTGCCATTTTTTATGAGTATTTAAGTGAACCTCGTGAGGGTGTGTTAATTGGAGCAACACCTTCCGCTCCTTTTTGTGGTACAAATGGATTGTTACCAACTCGCTTGTCGTTATTTAATCCGTCGTTAGGAAGTACACGTCCTTTTGAATCTCTTTTACGAATGTAAATTTGACGCTTCCAAAAGTGATGACAAAACGCACCACCTTTCCAAATAAATATATTGTAAGTTGAACTGCCTTCTGGAGCAAACTCTCCGTTTATTCCAGCGTCGCTCATATCTTGAATGTCTTCATATCTAAATGACAAACCCGACTGTGATAAGTCAACCATTTCTTGACAAAACTCACGACTATTTTCGCTTAAGTTTTGAGAGTAAGCGTAACGTAATTTATAAAGTCCTGTATCTCCAAATGGAGACCTCTCGTCAGCGTTTGCGTAACTACGAACACTCATATATTCCTGACGGAAATTAGCCTCGTTTTCGGGTTCTGTTACGTCTTCTTCACTCAACAACTCCCACTCGTCTAAATCGACTAATTCAGCTTTTTCTTTTAGCGCATTAATCCAAAGACGACCTTGCTCATCTGAAAAATCATTTTCAGCAGCAACTACTTTTTTTTTTAATTCAGCAGTTTGAACCGTTGGTTGAACAACAACTACTTCGTCGAATACGCTGTTCATTGTGATAGTTAAATCACTTCCAAGAATTGGCGCAAATGTATTTGTAATGATTCTTTGGTATGGCTTGATTACTTGATTGTTGAATATCTCCATACCAACCAACATTTCGTCCTTATTCGAACCGAATCCTGTTGTATCTCTAATTCCGTGAATCAATGGCGACACAACGCGGTGTCCTACCATAATTTGCTTCGCTGTTTCTTCTGATAAAAACTGATATTGCTTATCTGCGTCTGATAAAGGAAATGATTCGATTTGTGGAGCGCGTGTAGGATCTTCGTTGAAAGTCATTAAGAACTTCCCTGCGTTACTTGCACCGCTCAATCTTTCTTCCCACTCGCGACGTATTGCCTCGCGTTCCTCTTTCTGCGGTATGCCGTTTAAAAAGTTAATAATGAATGAAGGGAATAATCCGTTTAAGATATTGTTAACGTGGTATAGTCCCATTTGATAAGACAACTCAACGTAGTTCAACGCTCCGAAGTAATCAGGCTTTGCGTAGTACGAAGAACCTGCCATCATTCCGTGAGCGTAGATGACTTGACGCGGTTGTTCTTCCGCCTGTGAAGGATTAAACGCAGGAATGAACTCAGGCTTTCCTTTCTTGCTGCGTGAGTTTGCCCAATCTTTTGAATACCAAATACCTGTGATGTCATCTTCTTCTTTGTCGTAAGCTAAACGACAATTCTCAAAAGGTAAGTGGTTGATTTTAACAACGCGTGTGAAGTCCATTGACCAAATCACTTCGGCAACAAATGCACCTTGAAGTTTTAAGTCGAAAGCAATTCCTTGCAATGCGTTGTCAAGAATCGTTCCTGTTCCTTTTCCTTCAATCATATACGCGATTGAGTTAGTCAATGCGTTATGAATAGGACTGTTGTAATAAAGCGTGATTAGGTGCTGTGGAAATAAGTTGTTGTAACCGTAGTCAATCCAACCTGCACGATTGTCTTTTTCAACCGCTTCAACTGGCTGATACATTGATAGGTTTATTGCTTGAATGTTATTTTCCATATTATGCACCTGTATATATTACGTCAACGGGAATCGTTGGCGAAGAAACGTCGAAGTAAATTGTTCCGTCTTGTAGAATCATTGAACCACGTTCAACAAGTCCAACAACGGAAGCGTTTGTCGGATCTAAATTGCTGTTGCTGTTTTGTCCGTACACATCGTACTTGTATTTACCAGCGTCAACAAGACCAACTGTTGTCAAACGTATTTTAGTAACACGTTCGTTTTCGTTTATGACCTCTACGACCTGAGCAAGTTGTTCACCTGTCATTTCGTATGTCATAATAAGAAGGTAATTTGTAAACGCAACATTGAAGTAAGCACGTCCCTCGTCTAACGAAAGCCATGCGTATTGATTCGCAGTATTTGTATTCAAATAAACCATTCTATCCTTTTATTTGTTTGCTAAAATTACAACACAGAGGGACGCTTTGCCCCTCTATGTGTAAAAGTTTTTTGTTAGTCAAGGATTGACAAAGGCGTACCGCTCAATTTGTACGCTCTCTTTGGAGTTTCGTGTACAAATGCAAGTGTGTAACCGTTCATGTCACCTAAAGCCGTTCCTGTCGCTGCTGTTCCTGTTGAAAGGTCAGCACCGAACTCATAACCAACAGCCCACCAGTTGTCGTTGGAATCGTTAACGAATACCATTGGACGACCTTGCGCAACTGTTTGCAACTCCAAACGCTTTGGAGCGCTTAATTTGTTTAACATTACGTTAACCGTCTGCGTGTAGAAAATAGTTCCTGCATCGCGGTTGAAGTTAATTGTTTCTTCAAACGATCCTGTTTGCGTTGGCAATTCGTATGTGTACAAATCACCTGAGATTGGACCAACGATAGCAGTAACAATTTCGTTTGCATCAAAAGTTAACGAAGTAACCGTGTCGCAAAGAATGATTTTCTTAATACCACCGATGCCGTCTTTGCAATCGAGTGTGAAACCTGTGCTTAATTCACATGCCATATTTGTATGTTTTTTATTAGCACAAAAGAGGGGTGGATTTTACGCCACCACCTCTATATATGCAAGGGTTAGAATGGTTGAGATTAGGCAGTATATTGGTAGAACGCGATTTCGTTTCCGAATCCGTATTGTACACCTGCGAAGAAAGACGCTGCGAAACGTACGTTGTCAGAAAGGTCGTATTGGTACATATCTAAAACCGCTACGTTGTTCCATTGGTCAAGTAAGTTCGTACCGAACCACAAGTTTGACTTCTGATAGAAAGCCATTGTGTCGTCGCTCATTCCAGGACATTCGATAACGTCGTATTGTCCCTGCCAGTTCATTACAACTGATTCACCTTGATACAAGTAGTATCCACCACCAAGACCTAAGATTGCGCTTCTGTATGCTTCAGCAACATTTGAAGAAACTGCGATAACAGGCTTTTCAGTAGCACGACGAACGCGTGTTGGAAGTGTTAAAACAAGTTTACCCATTTCCTCGATTACGTTTGCAGAAGTGATTGCCTCTGGAGCATCAACATCAAGAACGTCACCGTCAGCCAAGAACAAAGTTTCGAAACCTGCGTACTCGCCAGCGTTAGCGTTAACACCCTGCCATATAAGAACCTCGTTGCGTGCTGCAACACCTGCTAATACGTTAGCAATGATAGCGTCAGTCAAAGAAGCGTGAAGATTTCCGTTTTGCTCAGACTTAGCTTCCCAGTCAATCAAAAAGTCTTTCTTACACATTTGTCTGTGAACTTGGAATTTCTCCAAAGTCAAGATACGCTCAGTAAGAGTAACTGTTCCAGTTGGTGTGAAGTCACAAGTCGCGTTTGCGAAAGTGATAGAATCAACTAATTTGCGAACAACTTGCTTGTACTCGATGTTCTCTTTGAAAGTAACAGCAGCAAGTGATTCGTTGCTTAAAAACGCAGCGCGGATATATCCTGCTGCCTCTCTACCTGCATAGGTAGTTGTTAAAGATGTTGTTGTAGGCATTTTTTATTTATTTTTTTATTTTTTTAAGTGAAATAAGAAGCGTTCTTCTGCTGACATTTTATTGTAGCTTTTTGAAGGTGCGCTTACTTTTGATTGTTTAACTTCTTTGATTGATGTTGCCGCAGGTTGTGCGCTCA